ACAATTAAACCAACGCCGATACTTGCCAATTGAGTACCTGACAAGGTTCCTAAGCCTCCAGTCATAAACGTGAGAGCAATCCCTGCCCCAATTAGTAGCACACCTGCAATAATGCCGATAAACTTCTTCCCATAAACGCCTTCCACTGGCACAAGGTGAATCGTATCGACACCATCGGGCAAGCTTACATCAAAGCGTGAATCTTCTGAAAGCAAACGGCTTCTACCGTCATCCGTTAGACTGAATCGATACCAGCCACGCTTTAACATTTGACGCATCCCTTTAAATGTCCGTAAAAGAAAGGAAACCACTTGTTGAGCGGTTTCCGCATTTATCCGCAGGGGATTAGGGGAAAAGGTCTTTAATTTTCCGTGAAGCACAACCGATACAAGCATTTGACGCCCTCCCCTTACATTGTAACCTTTAAAAGCATGTGCAGGCGTTCCATGCTGGCATGGACTGGTGTTAAGCGACTCACCCCATTCATAGGGTGATGAAGCATTACGCTGTTGCCCACATAGACGCCTGCGTGTTCCCCATGACGACCTAAGCGAATGACAATCAAGTCGCCAATCTCTAAAGGGCTGTCCAGTGCTTTAACCTCGCAAAGCCCTTGGTGATTAAGTGTATAATAGTAGCCATTTTTATCGTAAAAATCTCTAGGAATAATGGGGAACTCATAGCCTTTATTCAATTTATACCAATCATTGATAATAGAGAAACAATCGCCTTTTCCGTCGCTTCCATAATCGCCCCATCGATACGACCGCCCTAGCAAGCTTTCCTCTGTAGGCTGAATAGACGAATGCCAAAACGTCGGCTTCACCACGTCGCTATGACTGCAAAAGTTCATTATCCCTTGGGGTTTATTACTTGAGGCGAACATCTGCATATCAAGCATGGATGGCACTAAAGGCTCATGTGACGGTATCGGGTGCGTGTGCAAGTAAGCCTCTGCCCCTTCAATCATAGAGCCGTCTACAAACTCCTCATTGCCTACTTTGACCAAGTGCCACACGTCGCCGATTTTAGCGAATAAATGCTCGTTCTTTAAATCATCGGCGGATCGTGCCATAAGTTGCATGGTGACGTGTTGACGGTCTGCATCGGTGAACATGGTTATGCCTCACTAAAATTGGGGAACCCATTAAAGGGAACTGCCGTTTTAAAACGTGCCTCACAACCGCCCACGGTCTTACTGCAACGGTCTAGGGCTTGTGTGGTGACTTCGTTAAACTCATCAAAGTATTGTGTGCCAGTGTAGGGGCAAGGGTTGACATCGGCGATGACAAAGCTGGATGTATCCGCATCCCAACGGCGGTAGATGTGGTTGCAATAGTTCACCATTTGGTTTTTGGGGAACTGCTGACGGTTTGCCAGCTCCATTGCGGTTATTAGCTCGAACTCAATAGCGACACTTGTTTGGCTTGTGATTTGGTTGATGTAAAACGTGTCATAGTTCACGAACTCGTCCGTAATTGTAGGGGTGATGTCGTCAAGTTCATTCCGTCGCACACGGATTCTTGTAAACTTACAATTCTGTAAGCCCCTGTACTCGTTGATGCCACCTACTAGCAACGCCTGCAAGTTTGAAACAACAAAGGTCGGACGTGGAGCTTTTCCGCTTTCAATCTCAAAGCCTTGGGCATCAATTGGGAACGCCGTGTAAGTATTGCCATTGAACACAATGTTTGTGCGGTTTTCAAGGCATGAAGGGCTTAGGTAAATAATGCCACCGCCATAAATCGCTGTGTCAATTTGAAATAACGTTACGATTGAACCAAAACTAGGGAGTTGAGCATCAAGCAAGATCAAACACCTCCCTAAGCTTAAAGGTGACATTCCACAAGTTCGCATCCATGCCTGTAACCTGTATCGGGTCTTGACACACCCATAAACGAGCAGACGCTTCGCTAGGGAGCGTGTAGTAAAAGGATTCAACCCCACCGTATCCGTTTAAGTCGTCGACAAGATCGTTCTTTTCTGTCGCCGTCAATACGGCACACGTCAACGTCACGTTTAGAATCTTAAAGTTGATGCCGTCTGCTACCCTTTGCTCGTAGCCGTCGCCAAACTTGGCGGTTTGCACACGGTACGCTGTTTCTTCGGTGTAGCCACTTTGGCTAGGGGTTACTGGTAAGGTGAGGGTTGAAGGCATTATTCACGCTCCAAAAGTAGCAATGATATTTTCAAATAATCCAATGGAGTGTCTTCACCTTCAAAGCTTGTGATATGTGCAAGCTCAACAACATCCCTGATAGGATGATACGGAGGATTAAAGGCAACCTCTGTGTATCTGTCTGTGGTTAATTCAGTTTGAAAAAACTCTACCGCTTTTTCATGTGATTCAAACGCCTGTGCTGTAATTGAGGTATAAATATCATCATATTTTACCCATACGTCAAAAGACCTTCCTTGCAAACTAAAATCTACTTCTGAAAGAATGTATTTTTTAAACCTTAATTGTGCTGGATTTTCGATGTTCATTCTCTTTTTCATTATGCGAATCCCCTTTGTAACATTCCGCCTTGACGGCTTTCCGTCTTAAGGACTTGTCTAACCTTCATTTCAATCATTTCACTAATTGCCTTCCCTGCTTCTGCTAAGCCTTGATTATCGCCCTTGCCTCCGCCTTGCGTGTTAACCGTCACGTTGTTAATGACTGTAATACCACCACCGCTCCCACCGCTTGGCATGGCGTGGCTAGGGATGATGTTCCCTGCGGATCGTGGCACAAACATTTCACGCCCTGCCTCACCCACCATGTAAGGCTGATTCGCATTAACCGCTCCACCGCCTGCACGGTGTCCAACGGCTCCAGCCCCCACCGCACCACCAGCTCCAACATGACCAGCACTCACCGCCCCACCTTTTAAAAAGCCTCCTGTAACGCTTGTGACAATCCCAGTCAATAATTGCAAGGCATAAACCTTAATCAATTGGACGGCAATTTGACGCAATAGCCCCACCATGATTTCCTTGAATGAAGATGTGCCGTTTAACATATAGGTTATTGTATTGTCAAACGCTGAACGTAAAGCGTTACGAATGCCCTCGCTTGTTTCTTTCGCACGGTCTGCCATTTGTTGCGTTTGGTCTGCATAATCCTTTAACGCTTGTTCACGAGTGGCTTGTTCCTGTGCCTGTTGTTTTTGATCAGCGTTTGCATTGCTATCTTTTAGCAAGTCACGTTTTCTTTGCTCAATATCCAACTCACGCTGTTTAAGCTCAAGGGCTTTCTCACCACCTGCAAGGAACGCATCACGCAAGGCTTTCTGTTTCGCCTCTTCAATGTTTGCTTCTTCCATAGCCTGCTTTAAGCTTACACTAAGTTCAAGCTGTTTCTTTTTGGATTCTGCGTCCTGCTCACGTTTAACGATGCTTTGAGCCAGTAGTTCAAGCTCACGCTTGCCCTTGCCTAAGTAATCGCCCATAAGCTCGTTGTAACGCCCTAAGCCCTCGTTTTGCTTAAGCTGTGCCTCGTAGGCTTTAATGCCACCGCTAGACAAGGCTTGAATCGCTTTATCCATGCCTTGCACTTCAAGCATGGCATCTCTAGCTTTTTCTTTTAAGCCCTTCAACGCATCGGCGTAACGCTCGGCTTCTTTTTGGGCTTCGGATTTAGCTTCTTTCTTTGCTTTTTTCGCTTTGGGTTGAAGGGTTTCCGTCCCCCCTCTTTCGTCTTTGGGAATGTTGGTATTAACGCTCCCTGTTTTGATACTGCCAAACGTATGACCAACCCCTGCCATAATGTTTTTGCCAAAACCTTTGTAATTAGCAGAAAACCCTTTTACCGCATCTTTTCTAAGCCCTTTTGAGCCTTGTACAATATCATCTAAAAGCCCTGTAGGAGCCTTAAACTTGCCCCCTGCTATTTTTCCTGCAAATTGATTGTAAAGACGCAATCCTTCCCTAAGTAGGCGTGTCATGTTCTCCATTGCCGCAGAGTAAAGAAACTGCATACCGTTAAACACAAGCCCCACGGCGTTCCCGATAACTTTAAACGCATCAATTCCTACAATAATAACCCTTGAAATTATGGGGGCTAAGTGACCAATGGAGTTACCTATTCTCTGAATAAATCGGATTAAAGTTCCTGACAAATCGGTTGCCTTGTCAATATCTGCAACAAACGAGCCAAAGGCAATATCTGCCTGTGACTTAACCCGCCCGAATGTTAAAGGCATTTTAGAAAACTCTTTATTGACCTCTTCTGTTTTTTTGATCAAAACATCAAAAACATCCTTAGATAATAATTTTTGATCTAGCATCATTTGTCGCAACTGACCACGTGTAACACCTAATCCGTCTTGTATTGTGTTTAAAAGTTGAGGCAAGCTATCGCTAATACTATTAAACTCTTCCGCCTGAATCTTAACCCCTGTCATTGCTTGAGCAAATTGCATCAAGCCATTTTTTTGCTGTTCGCTTGTTGCTCCTGATATAATTCCTAGCTTTGAAACCGTATCAGTTAATTTAAGCATTTCGGCGTTCGTCGCACCGACGCTATTTTTTGACCCTGCTACTCGTTGGAATACCATTACAACATCATCTAAAGCAACCCCTGTGCCAATAGCGACTTTCTTCAAGGCTTCAAAGTTCTGCGTGCCTAGTGCAATGCCTTTGCTTGCGTTGATCGTGCGTGCCTCAAGCATACGCATCTTGTCGGCGGTGTCGGCTAGCTGTTTAGCAATCGCTCCAATGCCAAGCGTTGCCAGTGTCGCACCAAGCATCTTAAAGGAACTAGCGACCTTATCGCCTGCCTTTGCCGTACCGTCTGCCGTGTTCTTAAGCTTCCTTAAGTCGCCTTCTGTTTTAGCGACTCCTTCAGCTTTGGTCTCCACTATGATTTTAGGATTGTCCGCCATCATCATGTTGTGAAGCCTCCTGCGTCATCATTAAACGGTCTATCAACATTATAAGCTTAAGCTCGTCTCGGTTGTATGCCACCCCAAACAAGCGATGCCACGCCTCAAGCTCCGTCCACTTCAAGGGGCTTGCTCCACCCATGCCATAATCCTTGCCGTGAAATGAAATCTCGTCGTAAACACTGAATAAGTACCCATGACGGCATTTTGGAGGCACTAGGGCAGGGCTAGAGGGGTTGTTGTGGTGGATTGTCTGCCATACGGTACACTTGCCACCCTTTGGGACTTTCCGCATACCGCATAGCCATTTGGTGTAAGCCGTTATTTCTTCTTCTTGGTTGGCTTGGCTGGCTGTTCCTCTTTCACCACTGGAGGGGGAACCGTAAAAAAATTGCTTTTTTCCGTAAAGAACTCAACGATCTGATTGCCAATAAAAGCGGAGTTCTCGTCTTCAAGCAGTCCTTGAAATCCCTCGGGGGTGAACTCGTAATCACCAATCACGCCGTCTTGCAATATCTCAAAAAAGGTTTCTGCGATGTCTTGAGATGTGTTCAAACCACCACTTGCCACCTTGAGACTAAACTTCTCGTAAGCTTCAACATCTGAACGTGGCTTAAATGTGATTTTCACATCTTCAATAGGTTCACCATACACTGGATCAACCGCTTGAAAGACGGCTTGCTTTGCTTTAATATCCCCTAAACGCATAATCTACTCCCTATGCTTTCGTGATTTTTAATGTCGTCGCTTCCCCTGAATCATAAGTGGCACTGAACCCAGCCGTAATGATGATTGAGCCTTGCCCTGCTGGATTCTTTTCCGCACTAGATAATTTAACCTTTGGCATTAAGAAGGTGTAAGTATTCGTGCCGTCTGAAATGACGATACTTAAATCGTCTTCGACTTCATCCAAGAAATCCGTCGATACAGTAATGTCTTGAACATACAACTCCAAAGAGCCTGTTACGTCAATGAAACCCTTTGAGAAGGAATCGGCTAGTTTTGACCCAAGTACAGGGTTGGGTTCAAAGTTATTGTTAATCGTCAACGACGCACTGCTTGCCTTGTAAGCGGAGCCTTTCCAGCTGACCGTCACTTCATGCCCTGCAAAAGGGGGTGTGTTAGACGATGCCGTCATTGTGGCATCAAATGATGTTCCGCTATCCACTTGGTCACGAGCCACAATCGAAGCCGTACCAGCCACAAGGGCATCCAAAGACATATTTAATGTCAATTGATTGAAGATAGCCCCTTTGACAAGGCTATAATCCGTGTTGTCATTTTGTCGCCCCTCAATGTGATAGGAGCGAATGCCTGTGCCGTGCTTCAATACGCCAGCGGAAAATGTGGAGTGCATCACGCCTTCAAGAAATGTGTCGAAATCAGAATCGGCGAACTCAAAGCCAATATCCCCAGCCACTGACAAATTGCCGTGTCGTTGGAAGTTACGCTGACCAAGAGCATTAAAGGATTCGGACGTTAAAAGCGTTTTTGTCGGGTTTACCGCAAAGCTGGTGACAGGATAGGCGATTAAAGCAGGGCTGGCAGGAGCCACGCCGTATGTTGCTTCGGCTTGCATCCCTACATCAAAACGTGAACCTTGAGCGAATGGCATTGATTAAACCTCCATGTGTGCCGTGAACGGTATCGTCACAGGCGTGTGTAAAAATTGTTCTTCTAAAAGATTTGTCGACTGATAGCCTACATTTATCATTATAACACCGCCTGTAAATGTAAGGCGGTCACCCTTCGGGAAGGCATCTAGTATAAGCTTTGCGTAATCGTTGCTAGGTTTTGTGCCTGTATTCCGTGCGGTGAAGATGCTGACTTGATACACGCCACGTACGAAGTTTAAGCCATCACGTCCCAATGTTGCCGATTCGGCGGAGCCGTAAAGCAGGGACGGACGCACCCATATTGCCGTTTCTTGGCTGTCGTCGTAAATGATGTTTGGGTACTTGATTAAATCGGTCGTTACCACCGTTTCAAGCCGTTGGTGAAGGGCAAGCTCTAAAGCGTTGTAAGCGTTCATCGGTTAGCCCTCGCTGTCGCTAGGCGTTTCTTGGCAAGCTCCCAAAACCTAGGGGCTTCCTCAAGTGTAATGCGGATCATGCCGTCGCCTGCTTGTTTAGAGTGTCCGTATTCCAACGCCAAAATGTAAGGGGCGTTGTTGGCAAGATATGCCTTGTCGGAAAACTTGAGTTTGCCAAGTGGATGCAATGGAGCCGATACAGTCTCGCCTTTTGCGGGCTGGTTTGGATGCGACCCCACACCGCCGATAGCCTTCCACCACGACGCACGAGCAAAGCCTGTGTCAACTGGTGTTCCACTGTGTGAAACCACCGTATCAGGGGCATCTTTCCCCACAATAATGCTATTAAACATCATGTCCGCCCCTAGTGAATAAATAGCTTCTGCGTCTTTCATCGCCACGTCAACGGCTTTGTCGAAGTCGATGCTAAAGTTCTGATTGCGTCCTGCCATACTGCCTCCATAGACAAGGGGGCGTGAATGTATCCACACCCCTTTATTCTTGCCTTATTCACTGCTAAACCGTGACGGTAAACAAGTAGCCCAGCTCGGGGTACATGATTTTGAAGTCCGCAATGGCTTCACCAGCCACTTTGTACTCACCGTGTCCTGTTTTAAAGGCGTCGAAGTTATCCGCTAAACGAATTGGGAAAGGAGCGACCCCTGCCATTGAACGAATAGAGCCGTTAACATTTAATCCGTTAGGGATCGTGTTGTAAGCCCCAGCCAAGAAGGAAGCCTCTTCACCACCTAATGAAACCAAGGGGTTCAAGTAGCAAACAAGCAAGAAGCCTGTTGACAAGAAGGCGTTTGAAGCCGTGGCGTTTGCTCCTGCGGTGTTGGTGGCTCCGTCAAGGATGATGACGTTGGGTAAGCCCAAAGCCTTAGCAATCCACTGTTCGTCGATTTCACCTTGAACGCCTGTGTTACCGCCTGCAAACAAGGATTTCAACTCATCCTGTTTGAGCATTTGATAAAACACGTCACCTGTCATAATGACCGTGTTGGGCTTCAATCCACACTGAAGATGAATCGCTTTCTTTGCATCAATCACTTTGCCGATAACGTCGTTATCCGTCGCAGGGGCGGAAATGTTCATTGTGGCGTTGGTGACAGCGTAAGAGCTAGCCGTTAGGATCGTGGTTTGTAAGTCTTTCAACATATTCACCGCAACCGCCGTGGCTACACGAACACCTAAGCGTTGTTGGCTCAAGGCAAAACCTTCGTCATTCATGGTGTTAAAGGCGATGCCTGAAATACCCTTAGAGTCCGAATAAGATTCTAAGTTGAAATTGATGTAATCTTTGCTAATGCCAGTGGTTTTGATGTCTACACCAAAGGCTTTAGTACCAAATGCAACACGGCGTAATTCTGTCAAGTCTTGCTTTGCAAGTTTAACCGTGTCCGTCATCGTCTCAATCATGGGAACCTTTCGCATAAAGGAAAGGGAATCTACAACCAGCTCGTGTTGTGCGGTGTACTGCGACAACAGGGGGTTTGTGTTGTACTGGGGATCAAAAGGCATTTTTTAAGCCTCCTTTTAGTTATAGTAAAACAGGTTTAATGCTAAGAAGCAGGGACGTAGGCGGTCAATAATTGAACCGTCACAATTCCGCCGCTTGTGCCAGCAGACAATGCACGACCTAGGGCGTAACCATCTGCAAACGCCACGGCTTTACCAGCGTTATTAGAGGCAACCAAGCCCCCTTTAACAATTGTTCCGCCTGCTTGAACGTCCACACGACCGCCGACAATAACGGCACATTGACCGCCACTCGTTACGTCGTTTTGAGGGGCGAATACACCCACACAATAGCCTTTAGCTGTGGTGTTGACTGCAACCGTTCCAGTGCCACTTGCTACCAAAAACAAGCCTTGCTTGTCGCTCGTAATTGCTCCACCCGTGGTGAAGGATTCGACGTCTTTAACGCCTGTGTAAGAAGAAACTGTCATTATTTAAGCCCTCTTTTCTTATTCTGCTCGATCAACGCCTTGGTTGTCTCGTCAACCTTAGTACCTGAAACAGTATCGCCGTCTTCCTTGTCTTTGAAAGCCTTCGACATCTTGCCAAGCTTCAAAGCAACGGCTTCTTGTACGGACTCCACTTTATCCGCAAGCCCTTTCATCGCAAGCACAATGGCTTTACGATGCTCGCCTGCTTGAAGCAAGCCCAATGCGATAGCGGTTTGAGCGTCATCTTCACCACCAAGAAAAGCAATCTCTTCTTTAGCGTTCGACAATGCCAAAGCCTGCTCATGCTTGGCAAGGGTTGCTTTCGCTTCCTCTGCCTGTGCTAAAGCCTGCTTGAGTACCGCTTGAGCGTCGCCTTGCAATTGAGACAATGCCAATTCAGCCGTCATCTCCACCTTTGGGGACTCGTAAGCAGAAAGCTTTAGTTCCAGCTCCTGCTTGTCACTCGAAAGCTGGGTGACTTGCTTTTGCAATTCCTCCAGCCGTTTGTTTTGCTCGTCCTGATTCATAGGTTCCTCCTTATTCAGAACTAGGGTAACGTCACTAAACTGATTCGCAGGAGCGAATACAAGGCTTAGTTCTTGGATGCTCAATTCAGTCACCAGTCGCACGTCCTCAAAAGGAGCGTTTGGATCCTTGCTTAAGCGTTTAATCTCTTCCTCACCAGTAAGGATTTTACTTGTTCCCCCTAGTGACAATCCTTTAATGAGTCCACTTTGCACCACTTGCCAAGCGTCATTATCTTGTACGTCAATTTCAACCGCCCACCCTTCACGGTCGGCTTGCAATCCTAGAGCTTGTGCCATTTCGCTTTTAAGGACGAAAGACTGCGACACCACCCCACGCTGTGGGTTATTCATGCCTTCGTGGTTGAAGTTGACACGACCACCGCCAGCCATGAAAGACTTAACGGCGGTGTCTAATACGTTAATTGGGATGTGATTCCCTTTTTGGTCAATAACAGGCATTCCATTCTTGGTTGCCACGTTTCCCCAGCCGTAAACCTTGCGTTTGTCGGCGGATAGTTTGGTTTCTAAATCAAGTACAAAATCCATGCTGAAAACCTCCGTCTTCAACATAACATTTTTTCAAATGCTTTTGTTGGTCACCTACAAAGCTCTATATGTTCCTCAATAACTCTAATCAATTCTTTGCAATATGAAATATGATCAAAATCTTCAAGCTTGCATACCCACTCATCTTTCTGTAAATCACACTCTAGCTTTTTTATCATCTGCTTTCTTGCTAGATTATTTAACTCTAATGGGTTAATGGTTTTTTCTTGCTTTGAATCTGGTTGAATGTAAGCACTTACAGAAAGCAGTCCGTTATTCTTTAAAATTTCCTCTATTGGGATTGTTGCTTTTTTATTTAAAACTAAATCTTCAAAAGTGATACTAGTTGAAGGGTTGTTTTTTTGAAGAATGATAAGTGCTGTTTCTATATTGGTATCTGTAAAATGTTTTGAAGGTATTCTGATAACTTTTCTGATGAATCCTTTTTGAATGAGCCAGTTCCTGATTTCTCCTTCTTTATTGCCTCTGTATAAAATACCAGGGAAGCAAAGGATTACCGCCATTCCTTGTTCATCCAGCAAATGAAGACAATGAGCAATGAAAGCATAATCCGCTTTGGATGGAGGTGGGAAGCATGGCAGTGTGGAAAATCTAGGGTCTTGCATTACAGGTAATGGCGGCTCCCATTTTGTTGAAAATGGTGGATTTGCCACGATTGCCTTAAAACGTTTGTCCATAAATGCGGGGTTTTTTAAAGTGTCGCCTGATATGCCTTTGAAATTAACAAGTCTCTGATCGGCGTTTTTCAATTGGTCTGCATCTAATTCTTGTCCATACTTTGCGACGTCTTCATCAAATACAGAAAGTAGTCCGCCGTCGCCACAAGTGGGATCATAAACTTCCTTAACCTCACTTGGTAAATAGCTTTTTATTAATTCCGCCAAAGCGGTTTCTGTATAAAAAACACCTTTTTCTTTAAAGTGCTGTTTGATTGTTTTTAAATTAAAGCCCATTCCTTACCTCTTTTTACACAAAGGCGGATGTTTGCAAGGCGTAGATAATTACGCATCTACAGTTTATGGTATTCCCTGCCGATGCCGTGGGGTCGTGAGGATACATAATCCGCCCTAATGTGCTAATAAACGGTTCGTTAATGGCTCGCCCTTCTCTATTCATGCTAGGCAAGGTTAAATGTGCATCCCTTGTTTTGTTGTCACGACGTGGCACCCAATACTTGCGGTAATCATTCGCCCCAATGCTCCCCTCTTCAATGGCGTTGTCATAGATGTGTTGATTCGCCATATTCGTCATTCGTAGGGCTTCTGTGCGTGCGATTGTTTCCGCCCGATACTTAAGTTGCTTTTGCCTGTACCGCTCCACACGCTTAATGATGTCGTCCTCTTTGAGTACCTTCTTTGTTAAGCGTTTATCTCGAAGCTTGTAGCTGGTTACGGATTCACCAGCTCTTAGTTTGGCTTCATAGTTCTGTACCGCCTTCACCTGTTGAGGTGTTAAGCCGATGCTTCCTCTGATTGCCCTAGCACTTTGGAGTGGATTCACCCCCCTTAGTGTCGCCTTAGAAAGCTCGGCTCCTATGCCCTGAATCGTGGCTTGTGTCTCGTTGGTGATGAGCGTGTTCGTCCAGTTGTTCACGATGCCTGCAAGCCGTGGGTTTACTTGGTTGAAGTAAACGCCTGAAACGGTTATATTCTTCGCAATCTGCACGCCTGACGTGGCGTAGTGGTTTGTCATTGCATCCTTAAAGCCCTTGAGTCTCAACTGCACGACTTCGGGGCTAAACGCTCGCTGTATGGCATACACGTCGTTGTTCATTACCGCCACCGTTAATGCGTCAAGCGTCATTAAGTCCTTGACCTGCTGTATGGCAAGAAGCCACTCATTCGCTAGGTAGAACTCTTTACTCTCGGCTATGGCGATAAGTTGCTGACGCTTGGCTTGCAAGCTTGCTTCACTCGGTATCATCTGCCAGCTCGTCATCTAAAGGGGGCTTAGGCGTGCCTATCATCGGATTCATCATTAAAGCGTCCTCCTGCATCTTCAACCGCTCTTCGGCTTCGGGCTTAGGCAATCCGCCGTATTCAAAGAGGTAGTCTTCTTGGCTTTCCGTTAGCACGATACCTGCACCGCTTAAAGCGTTAATGAACGTCGCCATGCCGTCCAGCGTCAAGTCCACGCTGTCGTAAGTGAGTTCGGGCAAGTATTCAAAAGGCTGTCCATTTAGCACCCACAACGGCTTTATGACTTGGTGGTTGAACGTGTCGCAAAGATGTTGAGCAATGCCTTCGACAAGGAGCTTGAACATCGACGTGGTGTCCTTGCTTAGGGCATAGCTTCCTGAATCCTGCCCCACCATGACAAGGAAGCCAGCCATCAACGCCCTTGCGATGCTGTTCTCTTCACGGTTGATTAAAGTGTTGGTGTCGATGAACTTAGATCCTTCAACGCTCATTAGACGAACGTCCTCACGTTTGATGTTTGACATCCTGCCCTCGTCGTCGGTATGCGGAGCAGATCCCATAATTAAGCCAGTTACCAATCCTGCTTTGTAGCGGTTAGCTTCTGCCATAAGCCGTGCTTTGTCTGCTTCAATGTTATCCTTGTTTTTTTTAGTGTTGTCAAAGGTAAAAATCGGCACGCCTTCCAAGTTGACCTGCACTTGACGGTTTTCTTTGGTCAAATAGAAACACTTGTTTTTAAAGTGGAAGTAAGCCGATTTAAGCAATGACTCCCCATAAGCGGAATTGTTGTAGTTGCCAATACCTTTGGCATAGACGGATTGCGATAGCTGGATCGTTTCTTGCGTGAGGAGTGAATCAAAACCTTCAAGCGTGTAAGAATCCTTAAACTTGGCGGTTAAATACCGTTGAGGGTGAAAGCATAGATCGTCCACCTCGTAGCCTGTTTCGCCTTTTCGCAAAACCATTTCAAACAGGGAAAAGCCATAAAGGAACGTCGACACATAGTTTCGCAGGAAGTCCTTAAAGTCGCCACCAGCCCAATCGGTAAACATCTGCTCGGCGATCTCGTGGAAGCCGTCGCCGTCGTCTTCGTCGTTGGACTTAATCTCAAACGTGAGACTCGTTAAAAGCAACTGCAAGACGGTTGAAAAGGCTCTCGTTATCGTGTCGGTTTCTAGCATATCGTAGTAACGCTGAATCCAACCCCTCGCATCTGTAGGGTTGTTGATCTGCGTCGTGGCTTCTGTACCCCATAGCCCCCAAGGCAAATAGGTTGATGCCGTTTGAATGTTTTGAGGCGTTGCCTGTGTTTGCTTGCGGTACTTTTTATTTTTTGCCATTTTAGAATCCTATGCTTATGCCTTGGACGTCGGACTGTCTACGATTTAGTTTAGCATTGATGAACTGTGTTAAGGCGTCCACCATGTCGTCATCCTTGCGATTTGGAAAGGCAATGGCTTGGTCGATTAAAGAATCCGTAAAGGGATTGTCTAAAAACTTGACGCTCCCTTGATTAAGGTAAATTGTAGAGGCTTCTGCCCTTGCCTCTTTGGACTCTTTCGGCGTTATGGCAAGCACGTTGTCGATACCATGCTGACGTAATACCCTTATGATAGCGTCACCGTTGGCTTTCTTTTCAATTATAAGCGAATGAGGGCGGTACTCGTTCATCATCTGCTTGATGCTCGCTAGGGTTGCTAAGAAGTCCATTTGCTTGTTGATGCCATTGACGCAATACCACTCGCCCTTGTACCGTGCAAATACGATAATCGCCACGCAGTCGGAAAGCTCCGAATCGCTAAACGTGGCATCTACCGAAAGCAATACCTCTGTCGCACCATTAATAATGGCGTTGACGTTCTCATCCACAATAGGGAACATCTCCTCTTTGAAGATTTCGCCGTCTGCAACGCTTGGACGCTGTTGTAATTGGCTGTTGTAGTGCCTCGCCCCTTTTGCCTTTTCCTGTTGCACCCATACTTCACCAAAACGTGCCTCCCATAACAGTTCCCCCTCCTGTGTGCGTGGGTCTTGAAAACCTAGCGATGAGACTGTCTTAATAGGGTGATTCGAGTCATACAAGGCGGGGAAGCAAAGCACATCATAATGGCGTGCGTAGGCTTCATCTGCTAAGATACGCCCTGCGATGTCGTCTTCGTGTAGCCGTTGATGAACCAACACTAAGGGGGTCTTTTCGGCTTTTGTTCCCCTTGTGGTGAAGGTGGAGTCATACCAAAAAAAACAGGAATCACGCTTTACTTGGCTTCGTGCGTCCTGTGCCTCTAGCGGATCGTCACACAAAAGGAAATCCGCATCCTGACCTGTACCGCCTGACGTGGTAATGGGAAGGCGACTCCCCCCTTGCTCATTCTGATAATAGCTCGACCCCCACCGTGTCGCATGGGGCTTGCACACGTCGCCAAATAAACGCTGGTAGAAGGGGGAGGCAATCAAGTTTCTTGCCTTCACCGCATCCCTTGTTGAAAGATTGTCTTTTGCGGATGCTGACACAAACCGCCGATGAGGTCGCACCGTCCAGTCCCACGCAGGCATGAACACGTTTACGATGATACTCTTTGCGTGTCGTGGGGGGAGGAATATCATCAAGCGGTTACGCTCTAGCCTGCCCTCTGCTAAGGCTTGCAAGTGATCGCATATCGCCTCAATGTGCCAGTTCTCCACGAACTCCCCTTGTTGAACCACGACGTGCCAAAATGTCTTTACAAAGAAGTAAAGGGAGCCTTTGCATAAGCGACGCAAGGCTTCATCATGTGCGAGGCGTAACGCTTGAACGCTTGCCATTTATACCCCTATCTTCTGATAAGCCAGCCCTTCCGCTGGGCTGACCGTGTGAACCTGTAGCACCTGCTGATTCGTGTAGCCATTGTGAGTAATTAAGTCTTTTGGCTTGATGACGTAATCATCCGTCAATTGAACAATCAACACGGCACTAACGCTTGGATTTAATCCGTTGGTGTCCTTCATTGCCACTTGACGGTAAGCCTTGCCTGTGTGTGTCGTGGTCGTGGTTGTGACTGCTCCAGTCGTGGCATTGCGTGTGGTTGTTGCCACTTCTGACACCGTGCAAGCCGTGCCGA